ATCTTTGGCAAGATCATGATCTTTTGTATGCTCATGCTCAATAGGCTCTCCCATATCAAGTTGCTTTTGTATGAAAGAAACATCAAGACGATGCTTCTTTGCAATTTGCTCAACTGTTTTATGTGACTTGAATTTGGGCATTACTCGACAGACTTTGATTTAGTTTCTTCACCTCTTGCTCTCTTTTTTCTCCCCGCACAATGAGCACGTTGAGAAAATCCTTTTGGATTTGAGCAATCAATACTCTTTTTATATTTATTGCTCCAATCTTCTTGAAACTGCTTAAAGGTTTTCATCTGGAGTTTGTTGTTTTAAAAGTTTTGCTAATTCTGCAGTAGAACCAACAAAAAGAGCATTATTTACTGTAGTTGGTCCTTTACCCACTTTTTCTTCTTCAATGTCTTTGAGTTTCTTTTGAAGATCCATTAACTTATCTGTAGCGTCTGCAACATTTTTTATAAGTTGACCAGCAACTTCGTAAGCACGAGGCATTTCACTTTCTTGAGCAAGTTCTAAAATACCGTTAATCGCTTCCTGACCCTTTTCTATTAATGAGTACAAATTACCTCTTGTATAGTTATAATCTTTCTTAATATCATCTACAGTGGAAGCAATTGCCTCTATTTTTTCAATTTCACTTTTACTTTCAACGGGAATTATTTCACCTTCAACATTGAAAGTATCATTTAAACTGTCAAATTTTTTTGTCATTTTCATGAATTAATACCGTTAAATCCAAAGTCGTCACCATCTTCAATTAAAGTATTATCTGTAGTTGTAATAGATTTAACCGGAGATCCTGCCAAATGTGAGGTTATTGTTGTTTCATCTCTACCTCTATCGACGGTAAGAACATTACCTGCCTTAGACCTTACATAGACTTCCTCACCCTCAAGATCTAAGTAGGTATTTGCTGATATTGAACTCGCATTATTTACTGTAATGAGTATATCTTCGGTAGTAATATCTTTGGCAAGATTGGTGACAACTATACCAGTATAATTCTTGATGGCTCTTGGTTGTGCGGAATACACAATTTCTCTGGTTGGAGAACTTGTAGTATCTCCTGCAATATAACCAACTGTAGTCTTCTTGATAATATCTTTGGTTGCAGAAGAAACCGGACCAAATAGGTAAGTTTTAGCAGTAAATCTTAAAGTATAAATTAATACCCTTCTTGTCGTAAAATTACCTTCATAGTCATCCTGCATAGTAATATTTTCAAGAACAACAGGAATATCTCTCTTTTCATTAATAATATCGACCAACTCTACACTCATCGTATATGCTGGTTGAAAATAGGGTAATATTTGCTCAAGAATTTGAAGAGCATCATCATTTAACTTAGACATAATGCTAAGTTCAAATTGCATGTTATAAGGAACCGGAAGATATACTTTTTTAGTTTCTTTTCCGTCTTCAGTTGATTTTGCAGTAAATGTTTGAGTAGTAGTTGATTTCCTTGTTGGATCGTAATTTAAACCGGTAAACTCAAACGACATTCTTGGTAATGTAATTTGAACTGGTTTGCTCAGATCAGGAGACTGCTCTAATCTTGCTAAAAATTTCTGTGTGGGACCATAAGCAAGAGGAACTTTAATGACGTTAGTAACAGCTCCACTACTATTAGTGTGCTTTATACTTATTTCATTAAATAAAGAACCGAAAGCAATAACGGTTCTCCTTAAAATTTCGTGATAGAAATACTCAAACATATTTTATAGACCTTTATGTTATTATTTAAACATAATAACTTTTATTTATGTCTTATGGCATTCCAAAAGGATTCTTTTCGCTAAAGTCTACTATTTTATCTGCTTCACTTTCAATTTCCGCATTATTTGCAAATCCATCTTTCACAACAAACACGTCTGTTGCTCTTAATTTATAAGAAGCACTTGATGCTGTTCCAACAATATTTTCTCCAGTGGTAAATTGACCATTAACATTAGATACTTCTAGAACATTAGTTGTAGAATTCCAAGATCTAACTCTTCCAGTGACTCCACTTTGAGATCCTGTTACAACTTCATTGAATATAAATGTACCTATACCAGTGCCACTGACACTTGGTGCTGCTATTATCAAAGTTGGGGCAACACTGTACCCAAGTCCAGCATTTGTAATTCTAATTTGAGTGATAGTTCCTGCGGCAGAAACAACAGCAGTTGCTGCTGCAGATACAGAAGAAATACCACTAAATGTAATAGTTGGTGGAGTTACGTAACCAGAACCAGAATTTGTAACAGTTATAATACCAACTACACCATTACCAATAGTTGCCGTCGCTTTTGCACCGCTGCCCTCTCCACCAATGAATCTAACTCCGGGAGCAATAGTATATCCATAACCCGGATTAACTATCTCAACACTTTGGACAGACTGTGCGGAAGGATTTGTGTTGTCATTACAAACAACAATACCACCTATCATCTTGGCAACTGCGGATGCAGTTCTTTCACCCGCAGGTGCAGAAGAAATTCCTACTGTTGGAACACTTGTATATCCACCACCGCGATTAGTCACAGTAATAAATCTAATACCGCCATTTACGATGCCAGCAATGGCAGTTGCGGTAACCCCAACCCCAACCATTGTGAGTTTTTGTATATTTCCAACTGGGACAGAATCTTGATCTCCAGAACCTGATATTGTGTCGTCAATATCTTCTATTCCAGTGTCAATAATTTCGTCTTCGTATCTAAAGAGTTCGCACCTTAATTCATAAGTGTAAAGTCCTTGGAGTTGATAAAATGGTTTTTCGTGCTCAACATACTTAACTTCAAATAATCTATCCCCCAAAGGAAACCAAACTAAATCTCCTTCTTTTGGTCTCGAAGATAATTTAATATTTGGTTGACCACCAATTAATGGTGAAATATAATTCTTAAATCTTTCTCTTGAAATTATTAGAGTTATTTCATTAAGTGCTTGAATTCCAAATTTTGATAATATTGTTGGATTATCTCCGTACCCATCAAAACTATCGACATATGCTTCTATTGGATATGCATTTGTAAATTTAGACTCTATTAATTCTCTTATTACTGTTTTTTCAGTAATATACTTTCTTGGCAAATAATAAACCTCAACGCCATACATTCTCAATTGCTCATTGATTAAATCTTGAATGAGACCTTGCTCTGATTTTGACCCTTGTAGGAAAAATGGGTTTAACATAGATTAACCAATCATATCGTATGGAGGAAGTTCGTAAGTGCTGGACATTTTCTCCATTAAAATGTCCAACTCTCTTTGAGCGTCATCATACATTTGCCTTCCATTCAACTCAACTCCGCCTGGAAGTTTAACTCCAGTGAATTTCATCATATTTTGTCCCCATTGTCTTTTGATAAGAGCAGTTAGATATGGTTTAATAAAAGAATCATTCCAAACTCTTGAGTAATCATTTGGGTCTAAAGTTGAATAACAATCAATAACGAAAAAATGATTTTCCGTAACTGACCCCCAATCAATATCGAGATATAACCTATCCTGTCTTTTATTAAATCTAATTTGTTTTTGTGTATTTAAAAGAAAATCTAAATCTTCCAAATAAGTTTTAACCATCGCATAACTTAACAACTCAGTCGTTCCCCAATAGTAGATATCGTTTAAGAATAACTGATATTTAACGCTGAACATATTATGAGTAATGGTATTGGCACCATCAAAAGTAAAAATCTTATTCACACCAATTACATTTGGTGGGATTTGAAGATAATTACTATTTTCAAAATAAGAAAAAGTTGTAGCAGTTCCAACTATATTTGCAGTTGCTGTTGTTGTAACAATACCAACGTTATTTTGATTTATACCTTTTGCTCTTCCGCGAGCGATATCATCCGCAGTTACTTTGTATTTGTAAAATGTTGGATAAACACCATCAAAGTGTCTTTCTTGGAAGAATTGAACAGCATCATCTACAAGATCTTCTATTTGCTCGTCGGCAACATTAATTTCGAGAACTGGCGCTCCCAGCTTTCTCTTACAATAATCTATTAATTCCTGCCTAGTAGATGGTTGCGCCATTTATCTCTACTCTTTAAAAATATTTATGGTTTTGATGTTATGAGTTGTGCAACAACTTCTTGTTGCTTCAAATATAATTTATAGTAGCATTTAGCAATATTTTTTACATCATCCAAATTGTCAAGGTTGTCAATTTCTGTTGCTACTTTAAAATATTCAAAACTTTTGCTCAAATTCTCAAGTTCTATTTTATCGGGATCCATCAATTAAACTCCTAAGTAATGATTTTATTTCATCCAAGTCACTTTTCATATTACTCACATCAGTCTCTAAATTCTGTAACTTTTCATTCTCCTCATTTTTCACATTACGTCTCGCGAGATACTGCTGATATTCTGTCATGTTTGTATTAATAATTGAATTTGTATGTGGATCCCTGAGGAGATTATTGTGACCTTCAACTTTTAAATATTCCATTTCCATTATGCAAGTGCGATTACTCTTAGATTTCTAACTCTTGGTGGATAAACCTGACTTGTTGAAGTAAGAACCAACTTAATTCTGTAGAAACGGAATGATGGTAGTTGATCAGCAGTAAAACTATACTCTCTAAATTCAATATTGTTGGATTCGAATCCAAATGATAGTGATGGTTGAACAAAAACGTCAGGTAAACCATTACTATTTTCAAAACTTATAATCTGTTTCTTACCATCAAGATTATTGTATCCTGGAAATGGAGTAAATACTGGAATGAAGTTTTGCTCCTCACCAATCGAATAGAATGCTCTTACGTCGCAATAATTATTAATATGAGCATCCAATAAAATCTTAATAGAAGTAGCTGGATTTTCCAAACTAATTTCTTTCGAAATGTATTGGAATGCGGATGGGTCTGTTCCAATAGAATTTACTCTATTATCAGTTGCATAGTTTGTAATTGCCTTATTGATTCTGTTTGAAGTTAGTATAGCACTAACTCTTTGAGTATCAATAACTGGACTTACTCTAGGGTCTACAGAATTCAAGAACATTCTTAAAT